CGAGCTTCGCCTGCCGGTCGATCGTTTCGGCTGTCCGCTGCAACAGGACGCCGAAACTGGCCGCCGCGCCGACTGCCGCCGCGCCCACCGCCGCAAACCCGATTTTCGCCGCGCGTCCGATCTTCTTGAACGACGCGCCAAGGTTCTTGCCGAGCTTGCGGAAACGATCGCCGATCGTGCCCGCCTGCTTGCGGGCAACGCTCGTTGCCTGGTTCAACTCCCGCTTCATCCGATCGAAGCGGGCGCTGACTTCCACGAATGCTTCGGCGATCTTCATCGTCGTTTCACCAGTCCGAACGCATGCGCGACGGCCCTATGTGCCTCCGGATGCGTCGTCGGCTTCGACGGCTTCTCCGCCATCGGATTGATCAGCGGCATCACGTCCTCGGCATGACGCACGACGGACACGCACTGTCGCAGCGACCAACCCGACACCTCGTCAAGCGACGAATGCGACAGGTGCGCCGCCACCATCGCAAGGCCGATCAGGCTGACGCCTCCTCGGCCGCTCGAGGGTTTCCCTCGTCGCCCTCGCCTGCCGTCATCAACGGCGACACGACGCGAGCAAGACGATCCAACGAACCGAGCAGATCAAGGACACGATCACGATCGACGCGATGATGGGCGGCAAGCGACCGATGGCACAACCACACCATGCCGTCGAGCGTCTGGGCACGCTCCATCATCGCGTCGAACGACAACGCCGCGTCGGGCGGACGCCCGTCCACGCCGTTGCACCATCGCACGAACGCCGACCAGTCGCGGAGCGTGATCGGTGCGAATCGATACGTTTCGCCGTCCGAAAGCGTGAACTCGTACTCGGTGTCGAGCATCCCGGATCCCTTCAATCAGGCCGCGTCGGTGTAAGTGAGCTGACCCGAACCGCGGAACGTGTACGACACCTCGGCCACGCCGTCGATCGTCTGCGTGGACTCGATGCCCGTGATGATGATGTCGCCCGACCATTGCGCCGTGCCGTCGACCGAGAACGTCGCGGTAGCGGCTGCGTTCTCGTCGCCGAGCGGCAGCGTGAGCGGCATGACATCCTCGCCGGATCCGCTGTCCTGAAGCGCGGTAAACGTGCCAGACCACCGCTTCCGACCGCCGATGTAGACATCCCATTCCGACAGATCGGACGCGCCCGCGTAGTCGTCCCACGAGGTCACGTCCAGCTCGTCCGCCTCGACGCTGAGCGTCCACGATCGAGTCTTCGTGACGTAGCCGGCCGTGAACGTGACCGACCCGAGGACACCTGCAACCATTGCCATCGTTTAGCTCCCGCTTCTATGACCGCGGAGAATGAAATCCATGTCCACGCGCCACACCTGATCCTCAAGGAGCGGGCCGCGTTGAATGTCGAATGTCGCCACGCCGTTCTCGTGATCGACCACTGCAAACGTCTGAGCGTGCAACCGGGCACGCAACTTGTCCGCGATGTCCAGCACCGAGCGCGGGCCGTCCGCCTCGTCGCGGTAGATGCTGATTTGCACGCGAGTCTGGTAGCCGTCCTGATCGAACACGTCGTACGGCACGTCGTCGATGAACACGGCGACCGCGTACGGCAACGTCTCCGCCTCATCCGCGATGCCGTAGGTGAGCCGCCCTCCGATCGCCGTGCGGAAGTCCGACGCCGCGTCGAGGTGGGCGTACAGCCCGTTCCACAGGTTGACTTGCAGCACGCTCATCGATCCGGGAACTCACGACGGATGCGGGCAAGCCGCGCCCGGATGTCGTTCTGGGCACGGTCAAGCCCGGGGCGAAGGAACGGACGAGAAGCCATGCGGCGGGTGCCGTACTCAAGTGCAGGTGCATACTTCGACGCCGGCGAACCGGAGCGATAGCCGACGCGGCCGATCACCTCGTCGCCCCGCACGACCGTCTCGTTGCCCAACTCGTTGCGGAGCGTTCCGGTCACCTGCTTCGGCGGTTCGCCAGGCCCGGACGGATTCAAGCCGACGCGACGACCACCACCACCGCGCCGCGTCGGCTGCGAACGGGCAAGCGACTTCTCGATGTCCGTCGCCATCTTGCGAACTTCGATCTCGATGCCGCGAGCAAGCAGACGCTCGAACGTCCGCTCGAACTCCTGCGTGTTGTCCACGAACCGCGTCACCGCTGCCGCTCCAAGTCGAGCGTCGTGAACCGACCGAGACGGTTGATGTCACGCACCGCACGGATGATGTACGTCGAACCCTCGTACGAAAGCAGATCGCCCGACTCGATCGGCGGGGCACCAGGGATGTACGCCTTCGCGTTCACGACCTCGGTGTCACGCCCGTACTTCACCTGCTCGTCGCCACCCAAGTCCTGAAGCCGCGCGCGATACGAGCCGACCGTCGTGATCGCCCGCGTCTGAGCCGCGCCCGACGGACCGCCCTGCCGGGTGATCGTGACCGTCACGTTGGCAAGCGTGGCGACGCTCACGGCAGCATCCTCCGATACCGCTCCAGCGTTGGCAGCTGCGACACGATCGCCGCGTCGCTGATCCCGCCGGCAATCGCGTCCGAGGCCACCTGGTACGAATAGTCGCCCAGACGCTCCGACTGAAGCGAACCATCGCGATTCGCCGCGTCGTACGCGCCCTTCGTCAACGCCAGCACGACGAGCTCGATGTCCTTTGGCAGCGACTCGAAACCGGCCGTGTACGCGACGTATCCCATGCCGCGATACGAGTACGACGACCAGTAGCTCGGATACTCGATCCGCAACTGCCCCTCGCCGTAGTCCACCTCGTAGTCGCCGTCGTAGTCGCGCCAGTACTCAAGCTCGATGTCGCCACGCTTCGCGTCCCACGACGGCGAGCGAACCAGCCTCGAGGTGGGCACCGTCACCCGCGCCGACGCAGTCCATCCGCTTGTGCCGTCGATCGCCGTGGCGAGCGCTCCGGTATCGCCGTACGTCGAGAATGCAAGGTTCGTCGTGGTGGTGGACGATCCCGACGATCGGAGGATGCACGCCGTGTCGGTGACTTCGACGCGAGCGATTGGATCGGAACCCGAATATCGCACCGTGATGGCATCATCAGGCTCGATGCTGAACACATCGACGCCCGTCACGTTCGGCTGCTCAAGCGTCACCAGCCCGCCCGAACACGGGTACACCCGCTCGGTGTAGGACTGCGACAGCAGGTTCCGGCCGAGGTACGTCTCGATGGCCTTCAGGGCACCCTCGATCAGCAGATCGAGCAGCCCCGTGTTCTCGGCGACCAGGATCACCTCGTTCGACTGGCCGAGGATGTTCGTGGCGGCGCGGCGAACCAGGTCACCAGCGTCGACCTCGTCGCCGACCAGAGCCGTCGCCACGAGGCCATCCGAACCCTCGTTGATGTCCGCCGCAAGGTCGGGGATCGTCTGCGCGGTGTTGTAGTTGGTTGTCCCGCTGGTGTCGCCGACATGCTGCACCTGCACGGCGTCCACCGCGATCGTCGCGCTCGTGCTGTTCGACGATTCGTCGTCGTACACCGCAAGCGCGTCGATCAGGAACGACGGATCGTCGTCGTCGATGCCGAGCAAGAGCTTGGCCTTGCCCCGCAGGTCTTCGAGTTGGCTGGCCGTGAGGCTCATAAATCCCCCCGCCGCCACGCCGGCGACGGGAGGACTCCGGGGGTGTCTGTCAGACGACGATCCGCTCGGCCACGTCGCCGCTTTGGCTTTCGAACGCCGCGTCGTACCGGGGGAACACGCCGAGGATCAAGCCCGACACGATCGACGAGCCGGAAGTCGTCGGCTCAAGCTCAAGCTCGAACCAGCGGAACGACGTGTCGAACTGCTCGCCATCGAACTCGATGACGACGCTCCTGTTGTCGCCAGTGCCGGTGATCGCCGTGATCTCGGTGCCGGCCACGACTTCGCCCGTGCCGCCCGTCGCCACGTCGTACTTGAGAATGCGCCCCGTCAACGTCGTGCTGATGCTGCCGACGGAAATGACCGCCATGTACGCGTGAAAGTCGCCCATCTGCACGCGATTCGATGCGACAGACGAAGCCGACGTGGCGATGGTGGGGTACAAGGCCCCCACCACCGCCACCTCGGAACCGGGATACCGAAGCTGCGGAGGCATCAGGCGATGCTGTTGCTCAGGAGGTCGGCCTCCTGGTACTTCGGCTTCGAAGTCAGGATGATCCCCTGACCCTCGTCGGTGCCCGTGTCGGACTGGCCCTGCACCATGAAGTGCGTGGCCTCCGGCAGCGCCGCAATGCACTCCTCGCGACTCGCGGCGACGACGACGTAATCGCCCTCCGCATCCGGCTGGCCGGCCTCGCCGGTCACGACGGTCGTCGCTCCGGTGCCCGACGAGTCGGTGGCGACCTGGATACGAGCAGTCGTCGCATCCGTGATCGTTCCGAGCGTGCCGGTGATGATGCCGAGGATCTGCTCGACACCTTCGAGGCTGATCCACGTCGCGTTGAAGTTGACGAAGCCAGTCCCGCCGGGATCCCAGTCGTAGACGTGGAGTCCGCAGTACTCGGTGAACTTGGCGTTGGGGGAACTACTCATGTCACGCACTCCTCGCCGCGAGAGTCACGAACGCCGACTGCGTGGTGGTGCCGTCGCGCGGATCGATCGGAGTCGAAAGCCACGGCTGGCCGTCCACACGCATCCGGAACTTGTACGCCACGGCGTCCTGGTCGAACCACAGGTGGATGCTCGTCTGAGCATCGATGCCGCCGGCCTTCATGCCGAGCCAATACTGCGGCATGGCGGTGAGCACGATGTCGCCGACGTTGCCGAGCGCCGCAGCGTGCTGCGTCACGATCACCGGGCGACCCATCAGCGAGCCGAACGGGCTGTTGCTCAGGCCGCCGGGCTGAATGTACGTCGCAACCGTCGATCCGGCGGCCGCCTCGGCTCCCGTGTCGTCGCGGCCGACGAACGACAGACGAACAAGCTCCTTCTCGACCTCGTGGTGGATGAACCACACGGCAGACGCGCGGTACGGAGCGTACAGACGCTCGTACATCTTCTCGATGTTCCGCTGAACGACCGTGTTGTTCTCCTGCGACCCCTCCGCTGCCACCGTGATGAGGCTTGCGGAGTTCAGGAAGCCGAGCGGCTGGCCGGCACCGTTGCCGCGGAAGATGGCCTCGCCGAGCTTGAAGTCGATCTTCTCGCTCGCCTTGCGGCCCACGAACGCCTCGATGGCCGTCGCGTCCTCGAGCAGCTCCTCGGTCACGGGCACCAGGGCGGTGAGCTTGCGCAGACGAAGCTCCTTGAGCTTCAGCTGCACCTTGCTCTGGTCGTACGTGCCCGTTTCGCCTTCCCAGTTGGCGAGGATGCCGCCGGTCGTCTGCCACGGCGTCGTCTCGTCGTCCGGGACGGCCATCGCGTTCCGCTGCATGGTGTAGGTGTCGCATCGACCAGCGATGCTGTCCTCACCCATCACCTTGCTCATGATCTGATCGCGGAACTCGGACGGAACGGCGAAACCGCCGTCCGCGCCGACGGCCTCTTGCGACACGGTGTCAGAGCCAAGACTGGCCTTCGTCCAGCGGGACAGAGCCTCGGTGGGGCCACCACCGTCGCGCATGCCCGCCTTCGCCACGTCCTTGTAGAACTCGCCGGCGTGCTTGAAGCCGCCGCACGGGTCGTACGACAGGCGATCCGCACCGACCTTGACGTCGTGCGTCGCGCCGGCCTTGGCCGATCCCTTGTACCGCTTGACGTCGGCCAGTCGCTCCTGAGCGACCCGACGCTCGACCTCGTCCTCGATCGCCGAACGCTTCTCGGCGTCCGCGACGTTGAGGCGCTTTCCGTGGCGGCTGGCGAACATGTCCGCAAGGACGTACTCGGTGCCGTCATTGCCCTCGACGGTTTCGGCGTTGTAATCGTTGGCCTTCAGCCACGCCTGCACGTGGCTGAGGTTGTCGCCGTCACCGTCGTAGCCAGCTCCCTTGAGCTGGTCAACGAAAGTGCTCCATCGCATTGGATGCGATCCCTATGTGACCGCTCTGGCTCACCGTCGATCCACCACGCAAGGCACGCTCAGGCCCATGTGTCCAGCGTCACGATGCGTGGCGACCTCAGGCGGTCGCACGGGTGCGGCTCAACTGAGCCGGAATGCCTTTGGTGCCGTGTCCAGCACCATCGTCCTTTCGTGTTCCACGGGGAACGACTTGCCGCCGTCAATGATATCGAACAGGAACGAGTCCTGTCGAAGATCGCCGGACTTGACCGCCGTGGCGAGCGCGTCCTGGTTCGCCGGGATCGTCACCACGCTGAACTCCAGAAGGTTCCAGCCCGTGACGACCCGACGCACCCGATCGCCGAACCGACGCTGATCCTTGCGGGTGGCCGCCCGGGCCTCGTCGATCGTGAAGCCCACGGAGAACGCGTTCAGGACGCCCTGCTTGAACAGGTCGTAGACCGTGTCCGGCAGCCACTCGGCCGCGTCCGGGTGAGCCATCGGGCGATCGGCGAACTGCATCTCCGCCATCACGGCATTCGGCGTGCGGCGGACGTTCGTCGCCTTGCCGATCGGCAACGCCGATGCGTCGTGACCAAGCAGCACCACCGGGTTGCGGCTGAACTCCTCGGTGCGGATGCCCGACGGGAGCAGCACGTCGCCGTCGCGATCGACGCTGATCGTCGAGATCGCCGCCTCGATGCTGCGTTCGCCCCGACCGTCAACCTTGGTGATGCACGTCTTGCGGTTCATTGTTCGACCTCGTATCGCCACTCCGGCCCGCTGCGAATCAGCGTGCCGTGACGCCCGGTCGTCACCATGCACCGATGTTCAATGTGCTCATGGACAAGCGCCGCCACCCACACGATGTACGGCACCTTGCCGTGCTCGACGATCGACACCCAGACACCCTTGCCGTTGTCAGGCTTGGCAGCCTTGTTGTCGTATTCACGCTGCATCATTCGTCCGCCAGTACCGGGATGATCGTGCATCGGCAGTAGGGGTGGGCGTCGCCGCCGGTGATGTCGCGGTAGTCGATGTTGACGGTGCGAGGCTTCCCGTTCTCTTCCCACGAGAACGTCGATCCGTTGCCGACCTTCAGGAACGGCTCGCCCGGGCGGAGACTGCGTGCATTGAACTCGGACGCCATCGCCACGCACAGATCGCACGCATCGTCCGACAGCAACCATTCCTTGCCGATGACCACCTCGGACTGCATGTACGCCTGATCCCGAGCCGCCGTGGACGCGAACCCGATCTCCGTCGTGGCGATTCGCTCCGACTTCCACGGCTCGATCAGCGTGGACTCGCGGATCCGCCGAGTCACCTCGGCCACGTCCAGCCCCTCGCTCGTCGCGTCCAGCAAGATGTCGCGGATCTCCCGTCGGTACGCATCCGTCGCCGCACGGCCGATGACCCGCGTCTGATCGTCCAGGAACGCCTGCACCCTGGCGTTGTCCAGATCCCACGAGATGCCCACCTCGGACGCCGCCTTCTTGCCGGCCGTGTCCGTGGCCTCCGTGACCATCGGACGCGACAGGCGGGCAACCGCGGCTTCCTCGGCCGCACGATCGGCGTCCGGAGTCACCACGTCCACGCCCGGCAGACGCACCTTGCCCTCGAGCTGGTTCGCCGCGGCGTCAACCCGCTCAAGGAACCACGTCCGCAACTCCCGGGACAGACGCTCCGACGGGCCGTCGATCTCCTGCGGCTTGTTGCTCGCGTCCGCCTTCAGCCACATCTCACGCTGAGACTTCGCCGAGCCGCACCCGCACCCGGCATGCCCGTTCAACATCACCGGGTGGACAAGGCGCACATGCCGGATCTCAGTGTCGGCGACAGCATCATCGTCGGGCGTGTCGCCGTCCGGTGCGTCGGGATCATCGCCGTCGTCATCGTCGTCGTCGGTTCCGCCGCCACCGAGCAACCCGCCGAGATCCGGACCGTCGATGGCACGCTCGAGCGACTGATACGTGTTGCCCACCAGCGGCACGTCGGCCAGTTCGTCGTCGATCGGCTCGTCGCCGGCGGCAATGCGGACCTCGTTGATCGACCATCCCGACGACAACTTCGACGAACGCTCGGCCACCTCGTCCGCCTTGTCCGCGCGGATCGGGTTCTCGTGCATGAGGAACAACCGCTCGTCCCACCGGGACACGAGCTGCTCGTTCAGCACGTCCTCGACCCGCTGCACCATCGGCCAGATCGTGTGCCGCATGTGCGAGTCGGCGGCTTCCTTGGCGTTGCTGCGGTTCACGTCGTCGGCAGTAAGCAGCGGCTTCGGCACGCCGAACGCCTGGCCGATCATGTCTCGGATCTGGTTCTGCGACTCGCTGAACTCCAACTCCCGGTTGGTCTGCGTCAGCCGCTCGAACTCGACATCCTCGCCGGCGACGAAGCCCACCGTCTCCCGCTTGCCGAACAACCGCCCGAACGCCTCGCGGAACTGCCGACGGAACGAACGCTTCTCGTTCTCGCTGATCGGACGCTTCGACTTCACGATGAAGTCGGGAGCACCGCCACGCTTGAACAACTCGTCTTGGAACCCGGCGATGTGGTACATCGCGTCGATCGTCTTGATCCACGCTTCCAGCGGCCCCATGCCCTCCCACGGGTTCAGCGGATCGAACAGACGGAACCACAGGACATCTTCCGGCTCGTACAGCACCCGATCGGCGCCGTCGCCGTACTCGAAGCCCGCGATGAACTCCGTCGGATCGGGGAGCACCCGCATCTTGTGCGGAAGCATCCTCCAGATCGCTTCCGGCTCGTCCGCGCCAACGACGAGGCTGAACGAACGCCCATAGATCTGAAGATCCGAATACAGCGATTCGCGGTAGCCGTACCCCTCCGTCCAGCGGTTCACGTTCTGGAGGAGATCGAGCACCGGGTGATCGGTGATCTCAACCAGGTTGTCCTCGTAGCCACGCATTGCTGCCTTGGCGGACGGGGACGGGGCGACGGATTGATCGCCGCGGATGAACGCCTTCGCGCCGTGGCCGAGCGGCTTCGCGCCGGCCGCCTCCATCGCGCCCGCAGGATCCACCATGTAAAGGCGGCACGGCACCGAGGCGGCCGTCTGGGCGTTCAGGCTCACGCACCGATGCACCCACATGCCGTAGCGACGCACGAGCTCCTCGGCGGGCACCCGGTGCCGCATCGCCTGCGTCATGCCGACGCGGCTCCCGATCGTGGCGATGTGCATGAGATCGGGGGAGTCAGCCATTCCAGAGATCCTCGTTCTCGACGCGAGATTCCCACCAGTCCGACCCGGCTGGAACCCTGCTGCTGTCGCCCGTATCGATCGTCACCGCCACCGGCCCCATCGTCAGACACCGCCACGCCAACGCAAGTGCGTCCACGCAATCGTCGTGCTCGCCCGCCGGAGCCTCGTACCGCACCCCCGTCGCATGATACTCGTATCGGAACATTTCAAGTTCCGTGACGATCCGGCCACATGGTATGGCAATCCGGCCCTGCTGAATGCCGACCGCAAGGCCCTCCATGAGTTGCTGCTTGCTGCCACGATGGAACTTGAACCCTTCCACCTGGGGGCACGCCTGCTGAAGTTGCTCGACGATCGGATCACCGACTCCCGTCGAGTCCACGACCGCCGGCGTTTCGCCGATCATCGCCGCCACCCGCTTCACCGTGTTCTGCCAGTCGGATTGCCATCGCTGGAACGCCCGGACACGCCCCTCGTCATCCAGCCCGATCGCCACCGTCCAGTCGGACGACTTGGCAAGATCGATCCCCCATGCCGCCACCGGCCCCGCCGCATCCGGCAAGTCCTCCCGGGTACACCGCCGGATCGCGTCGATGCCGAACGGATTCGCCGCGTCCGCGATGAACTCGGCGAGGAACTCCTGCGAGAACGTGTCCGCCGGCAACTCGCCACGCGCCGCCTCGATCTCCTCGGCGGGCATGTGCGGATTCGCCGCCGTGGGCATCTGCCACGACCGCCAATCACCCTCGCCGCCCTTGCCGAACAGCCGATGGAAGTAGTTCATGCCCCTCGGCGTGGACATGAACCAGGCATCACCCTGGTAGTCCGTGAGCAGGGGACGCAGGGCGGCCGTCCACGCCTCCTCCAGTTCGCGGATCATCGCGGCCTCGTCCACGATGACACGGGCGTACTTGCGTCCACGCGGCCCGTCCGGCGAGTCCAGCGACCAGAACTCGATGATGCCGCCGGTGGCAAGCTCGATCCGCTTGTCCTGCACGTTGAGCGTCCGGATCTCGGGCGGCAACGCCTTGACCCGCCGGGACACGTCCCGCCACACATCGCCGAGCATCTTGTACGTGGGGTGGAACCAGCCGACCGGCCTGCCCTCGAGCGCCGCCGTGAGGGCGAGATTCGCGCCGAGGACCGTCTTGCCCCATCGCCGTCCGCAGGCAAGGACGTTGAACCGCCCGGCCTCCTCAAGCACCTGCCGTTGAGCCGCGTGCGGCTTAGCCAGCCTGATCGTCGCCGTACTCAACCACGATCCTCGTAATGGCCTCGGCGTTGCCCTGCGACGCCTCGTCGTACTTGCGATCAAGATGCTCGTCCGCCTGGATCTGGCCGACGATCTCTTTGACGACCTTCGCCACCGACGAGATCGCCCTGGCGTCCTCGTTGGCCCTCGCGTTCGCCATCGCCTCGCGGAGGCCGGCAGTCACCTCACGCATCATGTCGCCCGAGATGCCCCACTCGGAGGCGATCGCGCGGCGGACGATGGCCCTGTCGCGGCCGTCCATGATGTCGAGGTTACCGCCCACTCTTGATCTCCCCTTCCATCGAGCTGATCCGCTCGGCGAGTTCGGCCTGCTTCGCCTCGATCCTGTCGAGCTGCGTGCCCACCCGATCGATCGTGGACTGCATCACGCTGTACCCGCCCGCCGCGGCGATCACCAGCGTGATGACAGCAAGCCATGCCGACGGCGACAGCGACGCCTCAAGCCTCCCGTCTTCACCGCGCCTCAGAACCATCGGACTCCTCCGGGCTGACTGCATACCACCCCTCGGGGATGCGCACTGGTCCGCCGGAGAGTGTCCATTGTCCCGTTTCGGCGTCGAGATGGTAAACGTGCCCCCGAACATCAGGCCCCGTCCTGATCGGCGTTCCGGGTTCGACGAACACGACTCTCGTGCTCCCGCACCCGGCGGCGAATCCGGTCACGCAAAGCATCATCGCGGCCCGCAGCCCGGCCCGTCGTCGGCTGCGACAGTCGTTCGCCGAGCGCCTCGAGCAGCTCGCGGACGATGATGGCGATGAGTCGCCACATGTCACCGCGCCTCCTCGAAGTGCAGTTCGGGCTTGCCCAGACGATCGAGCGTGATCCGCATCCACCACGCACCGAGCGGCTTCGGCGGTGCCCCGCGCTCCACGTGCCATCCGTTGCCTCCGCTCCACTCGTCCTTGTATCCCGGCGTCCGCAGGCTGTAGACATCCTGGAACCGCGGCACGCCCGACGATGGAAGTCCCTCCACGACGTCGCGGTGCAGCCACGATTCATGAATGTGGCCCATCCACTCGACATCATAATCCCGCAGCATCGCACGCCTGCGGTTCGATTGGATCGTGCCCTTCGTGACCGGGCCGCCGCCACCGTACCCGTGGTGATACGCGATGCGCATGGTCGAAGATCGTCCACGCGGCGGACGATCGTCGCCTATGCGGATCTGGATCCACCCGGAGTACGCGCCGGCTCGGATGGCCGTGCCGTGGCGATCGTTGAGCAGCGTGACGAGGCGTCCGGTGAGATCCGTTTCGTGCTTCTTGCGGATGCTCGTCTCATGGTTGCCCGGGGCCATGAGCGCCCAACGATCGGCGTACGGGCCGTAGTAGTCGGCCGCGTGCGTGACCAGGCTGTCGAGGTAGTTGGTGCGGTATTCCTCGCGGAGGGACGACGGATCGGCCCGCTTGTCCCACTTGCCCTGCATCGCGCAGAACAAGTCCCCGATGTCGAGGATCAGGGCGTCACGCTCGACGGCTTCATCGAGGTGGCGCCGCTCCATATCACGGCATGCGTGCTTGTTGTCGTGGTGGGCGTCGGAGCGGAGCAGGAACCACTGACAGAAGTCGGCCCGGCTGCTCACGACGTTGCGTGTCAGCCGGACGGTGCGTGCGTGCGGCTCTTCGATCGCCCATCCACGGATGTCAAGCGCCGACATCCTCTGACCGCTTGTCGTTGTCGCGGGCCATGAACAGGCCGACGGCCGCGGACAGTGCCGCCACGACGACGCCCCATTCCGGCTGCGTCGCCGGATCGCCGTCGAGGTACGCCGACGCAGCGGTGGCGACGGCAGCGATGGCCGCGGCGATGCCCGCAGCCGTGGTCTTCCATGACTTTCGCATGTCTCAATCCCCTTCCGTGGTGATCCGGAGAGTCACCGTCCATCCGCCGGTCACGCCGGGGCCGAACGGGATGACCTGGTCGAGGGTTGCCCACTCGAGCCGCACCACGGAGTCAACACCATCGTACGGCAGGTATGACGCCCGGGTGAGTTGCGACACCTCGAGCGGCACGCCTTCATTCTCGTCCACGGCAGCCACGCCGCCGGAGGTGGCGACGAGCGTGCCGTTCGGAGTCTCGGCGGTGAACACGCCGGCGTACAACTGCGGCCCGGCGTCGGACGTCGTGACGCCCGGCTGCTGGAACGCCTGAATCGTCACCGTGTAGGCGTCGGCGTCGCCCGGCAGCGGCGGCAGCGGCCAGGTGAGGCTGCCGGTGTCATTCGCGCGGACGACCCGCGTGCGTTCGAAGATCACCGACGCATCGCCCCCCCTCCCCCCATCGGCGGGCATGGCCGTGGCACCGAAGATCGTCCCCGCGGAAGCGAGGATCATCCAGGCAAGATCGGTTCGTCGCATCGTTCGCCCCTTTCGGGCGGGTACACCGGACGCCCCGTCGCGGCTGCGTACGCCGCGCAGAATGCCGGGATGTCCTCGACTGCCAATGTTACCAGCCACGGTGCCCGGTTCTTCCGATGCATCACGGCGGGTAGGCGGTCGCCGGCGGCATCTTGTGCCTGTTGCATGGCTTCGGCGAGTCGGAGTCGTTCGGTTCGCTTCACCTCGATATGTACCCCGGCGAGGGCGTGTTGGACATCTTCGGCGTGGTGGACGCCGTTGCGTGCGGATCGTTGGGCGTGGATGCCAATGGCCTTGAGGGCCTTGGCGGCGTCGCGTTCGCCGGCGGCCCCTTTGCGTCGCTCGGATGCACTCACGGCTGCACCTCCCGCATGACATCCGCGTAGGCGGGGAAGAACTCGCCCTCGTACCACAGACCCACCGTCATCGACCATCGGCGCCCCGACACCGGGCACCGCCGCAGATGGATCGGCCCGCCTTCGAACGCGGGCACCGACGGTGCATCCGTGTGCAGGTCACGCCCGGCGGGATCGATCATCACCGCCGCCTCGCCGAACTCCTCAAGCCATCGCTGGCGGTCCATGCGTGGCCCCATCTTGATGCCGGCACGGCGGGCGCGTTGCACCTCGTGGCGAACCTGGGCGGCGACGGACTCGGCGATCTGCTTGCGCATCTCGGATCGCTCGGCCATCAACTCCGTCATGGCGGTGCGGAGCTCGGCGTTGGACGCTCGGGACACGACGAGGCCGGCCAACTCGTGATCGGTGAGGCTCGTGGGGCCGGGCTTGGCCGCGTATCCACCGGCACCGGCGGCTGCGATGGATGCGGACAGTGCGGCAGCCTTTGCGGCACGCTTTCGGTTCACGCGCCACCTCCGAACACGCCCGCCGGGGACGGCTCATCGATCGGCGGGAGCCACGACGGCGGTTCGTACTTGCGGACATCGACGACGCGGCCGGACATGAGCACGGCGGCAGTCAGGAAGGCGTGCCAGTCCTGCGGCTTCGTCTTCGGGTTGCCCATCGCGTCCTTTCGCGGATCGCTCCACACGCACACGGTGTCGAAGCCCTCGTCTTTCAGGTAGTCGAGGACGCCGATGAACTCGGTGACCGTCACGGTGCCTCCGTTCGGCCTCCACTGTCCCGGCATGATCGTCCACGGGATCATCCGCGGATCCCATTCGACGTCTCGGTGCATGCACGCGAACGTCGGTGCATCCTTCCAGACGGTGGGCGAGGTGCCGCCGAGCCCGTACATGCCGACGCGGACGTCGAGGGCCTTCTCGAGCGGCGCGGCGATGGTGTGGTACAGCCAATCGATTTCCTCGCGCTCTCGCCTGGTGGGGTACCTCGCGTGGTCGATGGCGACGCATTCGATGCGATCGACGATGTCCGTGATGGTCGATGCCATCTTGATGAACGAGGAAGCCCAGGCTTCCCACCACATTCGTGCGTCGGAGTCCTCGTGGATGTTGCCGCCCCAAGCGTCACCGTTGCGCATCACGTTTCGGAGGACGACGGACGACGCGCCGGCGCGGCATGCGCGGGCCAACTGGGTTGCGGTGGCGACGCCGGCGG